TTGAGCGCCAAAGATTTTGCCTGTAATCGATGTATCAGAGGCAAATTTTTCGCCTGCATCGCTTACGTCATTCTTGAATGAAACCGATGCTTCTTGAACCTCATCCGTGAACTGTCTTCCAATCCTTCCAACATCTTCAACAAATTCGTCAAAGGCGGTCTTGATTGCACCGCTTGACAATTCCGTAGAAAGCTCTTCTACTAAAGAGTCTCCTAGTGCTTGTGGAAGTTCTACAAGAAGAGCTTTTGTTATTTCTGGAATCGCTTTAATTATAGCGGTAATAATTTCAGGAATGGATTTAACTATAGCTATGATGATCTCTGGCGCATGGTCTGCAAGAGTTTCAATAATAACAGGAATGGCTAGATTTATATTTTTAAGAATTTCAGGAAATGCCGCTGCAAACTCTTCGACTATAGCCTTAACTTTTTCTGGACCTTGAGCAAGCAAGCCAATAATCCCTCCAACCGCCCCACCAATCCCAGGAACGATTGACTCGGCTATGGCAGCAAAGCCTGCTTGGATAAGCTTTGTTGCACCCGCTGCACCTTCGAGAGCCGCCCCTATCAAACCTACAGACTGACCAACAACGCCCGCTGTTTCTGTGTCAACGGGTTTAGATGGTCCAAAGATTTCATCAGCTTGAGATGACGTTATTAAAGGACTCGCTAAACCTTCAGCTGTTGCCTTCTTAATGCTAGTGATAAACTCTTCTTGCTGTTTCCTCTGAAGCTCTAATCTTTCCTTGTCAATCCTTGCAGTCTCTTTTGAGATCTCAAGCTGTGCGTTGATTCCAATCTCTTGACGAACCTTTGCAGCTTCCTCTTCTAAGACTAGCCCCGCTTGTATAGACTCCTTAAGAACATTAAGCTTGTTCTGTTCGTCTTGCTTAATACCCTCAATAGGGTTCCTTGTGTTGCGAGCTTTCTCTAGATCTTTTTGCAAGTCTGAATAGGAAGACCTGAGTTTGTCTAATTCCTTTTCTTGGTCTTCAAACGCTACGGTTGTTACCTTTGCGTTCTCACTTATCTTTTCGAATGCGTTCGATGCGTTATTTGTTCCATCACCAAGATCTTTAACTGAATCAACCAGCTTTTGAGCGCCACCCTTTAATAATCTAAAGCCCTTTTCGGTCTTGCTTATCGTTTCTGTTGTGCTGTCAAAATCATTTTGGGCGCTGTTAGTGAAGCTTTGGACGCTTTTCTTTAAGTCATCAAAAGCTTTTGTACCATTATCCGCTATGTCATTGGTGCTATCCGATAGGTCTTGAATTCCTTTCAACGTCTCATCTGAAACAAGCTGAACAGAATTCATCGCGGTTGCAACGCCGAGAATCTGAGCAATCACAGGTTTGAAAACTTCAGCCCCTAGTTGCGCAAAGATGTTAATAATGGTTTCAGCGAAATTGATAGATAACTCTGCAAAGCTACCTAGCCCAATCTTAATGATGCTTATTGTTCCACCAATACTCTGAAAGGCGACAACAACTTTTGCAAACCCTGAAACTAAATCAGGGATGATATCAAGAATCGCGATGATTCCCTTTTTGTTCAGCTCGATAAATTCTTTTTTATTCTTACTGGCAAACTCACCAAGCTCGACCAGTCCATCAGAGAGTTTCCTTATGGCACCCACAACAAATGGATTTTGAGTTATCGTTTGGCCGATAGTCTCGACAAGCTCGCCGTAATTAACGCCGACTAATTTCACAGCCCCTGAAAAGGTATTGGTAAGATCAGAGGCCGTTCCTTTGTACTTCTCAGCAAGGATGGCTATTTGATCGCCGTTTGCTTTCTGCGCTTTTGTTAATCCGCTAATTTCTGGTAGGGCTTTCTCAAGGGAGGATTTAAATCCCAACATGCCTTTCGACAAACCCTCGACAGACGTGCGAGCGTCAATGCCTCGGCCCTCTAGGTCTACAGCTGTTTTAACAATCTCTTTTGCTTTTTCATTTGATATGCCAAAGCTTTTGGCAAGAGCTAGTAGACTAAGTGTTTCGTCATCACTAAAGCCTGTTGTTTGCTGCAAGCTCCCAGCGAATTCTTGCATGTCTTGCGATGCTTGCTTTGAGAATGATCCTGAATTGGCTAAAGCAATGTTCAGCTTCTGTACTGCAAACTCTCCCCCTGCTGCTGAACTGACAGCTTCAGAAAAGAAATTGATGATTGCTTTACCAGAAAAGAAAGCCAAGAGACCCGCAGCTGCGGCACTAGCAGCCTGCAGACCAGAGGAAAAACCACCTGCGCTTTTCTGTGCTTTGCCTGCAAAATCATCGGCTGAGGTACCTAGATTTTTAAATCCAGATTCAATTCCCTGAAGGGCTTTAGTGGATTTCTCAGAAAATCCCTCAATTTGCTTAATGGAATCTGAGACGTTTGTGATGATGTCTAAATCTATCCCAGCCATTATTTTCCCCGCGAGTTTTTAGCCTTATGCGCTCTCATCTCTTCAGCCTGAAGCTGATCAATATAACGGCTTATCATGCAAAAAGCGTCGGCCTTTTCAGCAGTGAGTTTTGATGAGTCAGTAGTATACCCGAGCTTTGCAAGTCCCAACCTCATTATGTACTCACGAACTAAAAAGGCCGCCGGTGTTTCAAGCTGGTGGCCTTTATAACTAGCGAAGACTTGCTTTTTTAAAGCTAGGGCGAAGTCTTCCCCAAGAGGAAACCACCATTCGTCATCTTGGTTGCAAGCTCTGATAGGATTCCAAAGCAGTCATTGTCGTATTTCAAATCATCTACGGTTGTAATCTTTTTACCATCAGCTTTTTTCTTCAGGTCAATCTTGACGATATGTTCGTATGAACTTCTCATCATTGATGCGACTGGCTTAAGGTAAGCCGTGCCACCAGCAACTTTAAGATCTTCAAAATTGATGTTTGCTTCGGCCAAATAATCACAACGCTCATCTGCAGTAGGCATCCGAATTACAAGCGATCCTTCGAATAGAGCGGCCTCGCCTTTGCATGATTCAGGGATAAAAGAAATATTCATGAATAAACCCTTATACTAAGTTAAGATAAGCTTCGCCGTTGCCGCTGTTATCAACATACCCCGTTAGATCCATTTCAAGCGCCACTAAACCGCTTTGGTCTGAGAGGTTGAACGAAGAAATAACCGCACTAGGTAGATACAAACTAATACATTTGCCAGGCGTCCAATTGCCAGAGCTATCTCTGGGGCCAAAATTGTAAAGAAACTTGACATTGTCACCGTCCCTAAAGCGTTTGAAATTTTTAGCTTCGTACTGGCTTAAAAGAGAAGTGAGTTTGCAAGTAACTTCTCTAGCCGTGATCAGTGAGCCACTCCTCCCAGACTCTGAGCAAATATCATCAATCACCTGTCTGGAGTTTGATAAGCTGAAAGAAATCGATGATGCGCTAAAGCAACCAGTATCTGTTGCATCCCCAAACATGACCGTATTGTACTTTGCAACTAGCGGGTCTGTTGTGTCGTAGCTTGGTGAATAAGCAGCTGCAAAGCTTACAGCGTTTTGACCTGCATAAGTTAAAGCTCCTGTTCTGTCGGCTGCAGTGAAACCAATTTGGTTTGCAATGCTGTTTGCAAGGTTGGCACCTGTTGCGAACAGAAGGCTAAAGACTGCTCCAGAACTTACAACAAAAGTATATTTCCCTGTTGTGTCGCTATAGGTGACAGTGAAAGTCTTTGTTGATGCTGTTGCGTCCATTGCGCTCTTTATTGCAGATGCAAGCGCGTGAGGGTCTTTGTAGGTCTTCGCTGCCACAGTCGCTACGAATGTACCATCGTCATCTGTGAAGTCGATTTTTGTATCTGTTGAAAGAAGAGTGATTGGGTTGAAATAGTAGGACAACCCTTCGACTGTAAACTTACCATTAATCAACTCGCCGGCATCTGCGCTGAACTCAAAGCCTGTTACCTTGGCGCCGCTCATCATCTCAAGAGCGCCACCGTTGCCTTGATAAACCCACACAGATAGCGACTGGTGGCCAGAATCCGATGGATAGTATTCAACTGCCTTGCCTAGGTTCACACTCACTGCAGGTGCAGCGGTTAGGTTGAACCCGAGAGTTAGGTTATCTCCTGAAATGGAATCAATCGGCCTGATTGAAAACCCGTTTGTGGAGTCTTTAATCAAGAGAGCTTGACCACGACGGAAATTTGCACCCTCGCCAGTATCAACTTTGATAACTGAAACGGTGGATGCTGCAACAGTGTCATACTCAGTTGCGTTTACAGCTTCGGCACCGAACGCACCCTTTAGGAAGTCGTTAAAGTCTGGTGCTGTACCCTCTGTTCCAGATGCTTTCATATAATGAGAAAATGAGAATGATGGATTTTCTGATCCGACAATCGGCTTGCTTGTACCAATTGAACTTTTAACTTCTGCATTTGCCAATGAGTCAAAAGAGCTTTGCATGTCCCCATCGTCTTGCAGCGCTGTAAAGTCTGTAACTGCAGCGGGAAGGGCTGGTGTTCCTTCTATTAACTCAACTTTTATTCCCAAGACCGTATTGCGTGTTTGTATAGCCATCATTTGCCTCTCTATGGTGTTAAGTCTTTAAAGTATTCTGTGCTGATATCTAGCTCAATAACGAAGTATCGACCCGTCGCACCCTCTAGAAATTGTATTCCAGTGTCGGAAATTACTTCAGCTTTAACGCATAGCCCGTTTAGGCTTACGTTCTTCTCGAGTGTTTCCATCACAAGGGTATGGTCTTCGAGCAAGCTTTTTACCAAGGTTTCCCTTTGAGAGATATTGTGATCAGTGGTTGTCACAAGACGAGACAAGACAACTGTAAAATCCCGTCGCCATGAGAACTGACATGAAAGTTGTCTGTCCGTTCGAAACCCTGGCCCAACAGCAACGCCAAATCCTTTGGTGAGAAATAATTCGTTATTGTCTTGGATGAAATAAGGGTTTGGCAATTGCTTATACGTAGTCAGCTGGCCAGCGACTAGAGATACGATTGCATCATGAATCTCAGATATTGTGCTCATCTGCTTAAATACCCCGTAGCAGTGCCGCGCTCTTTGGCCGTTAGGTTGCTGTCTCCATCAAGATCTATCCTTAGAAAACCTAAGTCAAGTGACTGCTCATATTTGAGCGCTGCTGACATTCGACGGTCATTGTAAGCTTGACCAAGCCCAGCATAGATAAGCTCCGCAACCTTGTGGACGCTTGGCTCAACAAACAATTCTGCGTCTAAGATTTGATCCCCACTAAAAATGACGTTCTTTCTTTTCAAGGCTCTAATGATTTGTTCAGCCGCAACGTAATGCTGCTCGTTCCAGTCTGTTTTTGCAGTGGCAAAAGCTGACATAAGAGATGCATTGTTCAGGTCTGGGTAGTAGCTGAACAGCTCAACGTCTTCACTGAACTTTTGGCCTATAAACTTTATGGTAGTACCGGCAAAGAGAGATGCAGACCAGGACAGCCGCAACCAGAAGAAATTAGATATTTTAGTATCTGCCAAGCCAAGCACATTAACGCTATCAAGTTCTCTAACCCATACCGTATCGCGATTACGAGACCAACGAATAGACCCGTCTTTTGCAAGAGGAAGCGCGCCCACCCTTGTTTGGTCAATGATGTCAATAGCCGGATTAAAAACGCGACCATTCCAAATTTCAATGACCACCTCCGCGGCAGATGTGTTCGCTGTCTGAACGTCAATATATCTGTGATTGAAAGGTAAATCGGTGCCGATGTAAATGTAATCTTGCGTTGAAACGTAAGGGATTGCGACAAACCCTGCTCTAAAATCATTGGCAACAACTGAGTGGTCGGTCAATACCCCGTTGTCAGAATAAAATACTCTCTGATCAAAAAGCATGGGCTCTCTCTTTCTCTCTTAGACCATTTTCCAAATAGCAACGTTTGCAGAATACAAACCAGTCGTAACAGCTTCGTTGTTGATCATCTTTTTAAACTGCTCAACTAACGTGATGCCTTGTATGAGTTGAGTGACGTTCATGGCAGCACCATAAACAACTCTAGATCCTGAGCATCCAGCGACAATAACGGATAGCTCCGAGTTGTTGTAGGCATTTAGAATATCTTTAGCCGTCTTGAATAAAGACAGAGACGCTTCACACAAAACTTTCATTCTGTCTGCAAGAGACTCTGTTGCAGGGCTGATGATTGCAGGCGTCCCGGCATTTGCATAAATTACATTTTCAATGTTGCTTAAATAATCACCAGTTGTCACGGCTGAATTACTAAAAAACTTATTCATCTGCTCAACAAAACCAAGGCTGTTTTGATAAACAGTCTTCGTAAATTTTGTGTTTAAACTTGCGCCAGACGTACCACTAGGCAATGCAGACACCAGAACGTTAGCATCTGTTGCCCAATAGCTTGCATAAACGTCGCTTGCCTCATTCATCATCCAATTGGAATTTTCAGCGAATGACTGAAAACTGCCTTGTAGATTTAACGTTATGTTACTCATTATTCTTCTGTCCATTCTATGGTTATTGAAATTAATGGGTTTGTAATCGTATCAGCGCCAAAATTTACGCATAGCTGTTGATTTGTTCCACGTAGAACAATCGCCTGTGCTGGCCTTGAACCGAATTCATAAAAAATCAATGAGGAGCCATAGCCCCCGGCGCCAACAGTTGGCATTGCGATTCTTTGAGCAACCACCGCACCAACGGAAGTTCCAAGGGTAGGGTTGGCCGTGTAAGCCCTAACTACTGCTGTACCAACTGAATTTGAGGAATCATAGGCGACAATGGTTGGCGTAGTTGAGGTACCAGAACTGTTGCTGCTCGATCTTTTAATCAAGCTCATGCCAACGCTTTTGCCTGATCCAGCACTAGTAGTTCCTGATACTGCCACCGCAAGAATACGCACAGTTTTAGAAGCGCTTCCGGTAATTGTAAAAATGTCTGTAGCAGCTGCAGCACACACTAACCCAGATATCGAGGCTGAGTAAGTGGACAGAGTTCCAGCGGAAAGTGAAATTATTTGATTAGTTAAATCAACCTTCAGCCTATCAGATACAACGCCGATTTTCTTTCCGTCTTCAGTCCCATCGTCACCTTTGACGAGAACATCATCTTTGTCATTGATTGATAGCATTAACTCGCCTTCGATTCTTCTTGGTCAGTTTTTTTTTTCGTCTTCCAATCCTTTGACCGGCCTAGCTTCTGAAACTTTCATGCTACTAAATTGAATCTGTGCAGCTGCGTCTCTAACCTCAAGCTCTTTAAGGATGCGCCCTTTGAGATGAGCGAGTCTTTGAACATGGGAAGAAAGAGCCAAAACTTCGTCGCCTTCGATATTAAAGAAGTGGCCCTTCCTTAGCGCAACAATCACCATGTCAATTGCTGTCGCATCTTGCTTAACTAAATCCATTACGCGGCCTCAACGAAACGAACATCTTGACCGGCTGCTGTAGATACGGCCCACAAAGGCAATGCTGCTGAGAATTCAAAATCTCTTTCGGAGTATTTTGGAATCATAATGCCGTTAGCAGTTGAAACTGTGTTGTCGTTCTTGATGTAAAGAGCCTTGTCCCCGAGGTTCTGAATAGTCTCTTTTCTACGCCCCGCAAGCGGAGTCGCGTCAAGCTGAACAGCTGAGGTGCCAACTGTTACAGCTGTAACTTTCCATGCTACTGCGCATGAATCATTGACCCACATTCTGCGGTAGAGGTCAGTCGCAAAATGTACCTTGTCGAGTGACGCCGACACAGAACTAAGAGCAGCCGCTCCAGTGTGTGCAACAGCACCAATCAGCAATGGGTTTTCTGTAGATGCTGCATCGTCTGCTACAAACCCTGAAGTATCGAATTTGGAATAGGTTCTCAGCAGTCCATCAGCATCCAAAGACAGCGCGCTAAAGTCACCATCAGCAGATACTAGGGAGGTGCCTGCGTCATTTCTGACAGCAAAAACGGCAAGGCCTTTGTAAGCGTCACCAGCTGCTACGTCTTCAGTCTTAACCAAGCTTGCAATGTTAGAGTCAATCGTAGCAGTGTCTGCAAGGATTGCTGTAGTGTCAGTATTGATTAGAACGAGGTTTGCATTTACTGCATCAAGATCAGATTCGATAGTTGTAAGCATCGCAAGAGCATCAGCATCTTTGATGTACAACTCGCCTTTAGCGGTGCTCTTAAACTGTCCAAAGTCACCATCGGCAGACGTTGAAATGGCGAGTGTGTCTTGACGGACAAGTAAAATGTTCTGGCCTTTCTCCCCACCGGCCGCTGCTGAATCTTCAAGGAACACGCCCGCATCAGAATCAAGAATCATATTGCCAACGTTGACATCAAGGGCAAGAACTCCACCGCCCAAGTCTGTGACCGTTGCAACTTCACCAGCAGCGCCTAAAATATACGAACCAATTTGATCATGGTTTGCTGCATCAGCTGGATCAAAGTCAATTTTGTGTTTATAGAGAGCCATGATTCATCACCCTTTAAATAAGTTCCACTATCTCAACAATTTCCCCTGGAATATCGCTCTGAATATACATTAATTTATTTACAAAGTTAAATCCTGTCAGCTCCCAAGACGAAGACCTAGGCACAGTCTTGTAAACAAGTGACGTGTCGCCCATTACAAAAGCAATCTTCAGTCTAGAGTTACCACGCGCGGCAATTTCAAAGCCCTTGCTCGATGCGCTCAAAGTAAATGCGACCTCGGTATTGGCTAAAGGAATTGTTAGATTGCTGATCTTAATATCCGTAACAGGAACCGTCGTTAAACTGCTGCTGATACCCGCCATTATGCTAACTCCTCGATCGTGATAACAGCGGAGCCGCTAGAAGATTTGCCGTAGATTATAATTTGGTCGGTTAAGTCGTAGAATCTCTCACCGCTGATTCCAATAGCTACTCCTGAATAACTGACGACTAAATTATCGTATTGGATTTTGATCTCTACGTTTGAAGTGTTTTGGACTGAGATAGCGTTACGGTCTGTCAGTGGAATTGCTGGAAGAGCAACCCATGTTGCATCGTTAAGAGTAACCTCGGAGATCCTTCCACCAATTCGCAAGCCAGAAAATGAAAAGTTACCTTCAACGACGCCACGCACCGCCGTGTCACCGTTGGAATTCTCCGTGAACTTGTCCCATTCACGATCTGATATCGTTCTTCTTAATACCATTTGAAACTTTCGGTGGATTTAAAAGTTTGGCTATCTGGTCTTTGTACCTTAAAGAAGCGTCGCCGTAATACCAGCCCGTATACAAATCGAGTTTTTCGTCTCTAAGTATAGCAAAGAACTTATAGGTTATCCCGTCCTTAGCTTGAACTCTCAGCATTTCCTTTTCCAATTCCTGTGGTGAGGATGCTTTAACATGCAATGGAATGTGAAACAGACTCATCAAGACTCCTTAAAAAAAAGGGGCTCAATCCTTTGTTAGATTAAGCCCCCCTTTGACTTAGTGACCTATCTAATGATTAGGCCGCAGTACCAAGCATAACTTGGCGTTTTCCGCTGTCTAATGTAGCGGATCCATAAAGAGCATCTACAGAGTAAAGAGTTGCAAGGTTTGGAAGATCACGCATCTGATCAAAGCTTGGTTGTTTTTGCATTGCAAAAGCGACCGCTGTTGGGTGCCAAACAATTGTCTTAAGATCTGCAAAGCCGTTGCTCATGATAACGCGAGCACCGTACAGCTTGCCAATTTCTCCACTGACTAGTCCAGCGCTTGAGCCGTACTTGTCTACGTGTACGAAGTCATCAATCGCCAATAAACTATTCTCGGCTGCGGGGCTCACACCGATCCAGCATTCACTAAACGGAACGTTTTGGATGTGGAGCAATGAGCGAGCTGCCAAGAGATCAGCTTTGCCAAGAGTCGCACCAGCGTATGCAATGCGATGATCTGGAGCAGAAGCAGAGGCAGCCTCTAGTTTGGTGATGATCAATTGATCGACCTTGTATGCCATGTCATGCCCCATTCTCATGAGGATATCTCGGATGATATCGGGGCGAGCTTGAATATTGGCAATGTCTTCAAGTCGAACTTGGATAACTTTGTGTTGGTCAAGGCTCAACGTGTCAGCTGCATAGGTAATGACCTGAGCAGTTACCGCTGTATTTTCTGATTTGTCGCCAACCGTAAATCCACCAGCGCGGCCAATTTTTACTGAGTTGTCACCCTTTGCCACTGGATACACTGTTACCTTGTCCAACAGCTTTGATTGCTCCTGGAGGTATAATTGTATGCTTTCCGCAATTTGTACGTGAGCGACTGCTACACTTTCCGTTACGCCAAAATCTGCCATGTTCTAGTTCCTTGTCATCGAGGTTTTGCTAAATAACTTGCAGCCTCTAGCAATTTTTCCTTACTCGACTTTGGCCTTAGCGAATCAGACCCGTGCAATAAAGGATTTCTTGGTGGGTCTCCTGGCATGTTGTGAACCTGCACAGCACCCTTGATGATCTCGGGATACTCTCTGCAAATCCTATCAACTTCCCTTTGGACACTCACAGAATCGATTGAGCCAGACTCAGGATCTAACAAAATTCCATCCAAGTTTATGAAACTTGCATACTTAGGTTCGATCTTTCTAGACCCCATTGATTGCATAAACGAGTCAAGTTTGATTGCATCATTCCAGCGCTTCTCTTGCTCACCGAGCTTCGAGTTCAAAGACTCACGATCCTTTAAAGTGGACTCATAAAGTTCTTTATACTGATTCTGTGCTTTCATTTCTTGCTCAGTCTTTGCTTTCCACTGAGTTTCGACCTGCTCAAGTCTGTCTTGCAGCTTCTTCTTTTCGCCTAAAAGCCTTTTGTGTGTCTCGTAAGATACAATCGCCTCTTGCTGCGCTACTGCTTCCGCTTTCTCGACTCCTTGATTCCCACTGGGAACTTGCGGTGTCTCACTGAGACCTGGAGAATTTAGAATTGATTCCATTTTTAGCCTTATTGTTTAACTATTTCAAGCTGTAGAATTTTATCAAAAAAATTTACAACAACCTCAATTTCTCCTTGCGACAAATTATTAAAGGGTCTTCTCACTTGTAGGATCTCTGCCAATTGTGCGTTCGTCAACCCTCCCTTGCGTCTTCTGTTATTCGGCCCAACCTTCACAATGCTGTTTGTAACTTGCTTGACCGTCATGCTGCGAAGCATTTGACCCGTGAATGTCAGGTTAGATTTTCTTGGTGTGGTTGTGCCGTCAAGCTTGCGTCTGTTCTTTTGTCGATAAGCTATATAATTCTCGGAAAGAGATTTTAAGTTAACCTCTTCTCCGCCAGTCCGCGCAACTCCAAAACCTTGTTGTGTGCGCCTAACAATCAGTTGAATGCACCGCTCACCGAGCAACCTCATGTTGGCTTTAGAGGTGGCAACGCCAGTGCCACGCCTTAAATTTCTCACGAACTTTTCGATGTCTGATTTGGCGCTCATCAACCTATCTCTTTTAATATGTCCCTAACTTCACTTCTTAGTAGCCCTAAAAAGTCTCGAGCCTTCTTTTTGTTCGGTGCCGGTTGACCATATGACCCTGTGATGTTGCCTTCTGCTTTGGCGTTCGCTTCACTGCCACTATCAAAGCCTATCAATACTGAGCCCTTCTTAGAGCTGATCACTTTCAAAGCTGAGAGCATCTCGCCAGACAGCGTTAAGTCTACAGAGGTTTGGCCCTTAGCCTTGGCATAGTCTTTGGTGTAAGCAGGGAAGACACGCCGCCTAGGGTTATCTGCTGAGCCAGTAACCCCAAGGCCATTGGTTGCATTCTCAACCATCTTATCGACCATGGCTTGTCCTGCTTCTTTACGCTCGCCTGCAGTCAAGTCTTCAGGAACTTCAATTCGCAGCTTCTGCCATGCCATTGTTCACCCCCCTACATTTTCATCATTGGCTTTCAACGACTGGGCATTTTGCAAATCTCCTATGCTGAGTTTTAAGCTCTTCTCTTGCTCGATTTCAAACAGCAGCTCATCAATTTCTTTCTCTGTCATCCTTGGATTAGCTTCTCTTAATGCTCTGCGCTTTGTTGTTAAGCCAGCATTTAACGAGTCAATCAGCGACTTAAGAAGCTCGGCTTTAGTCTGCATTGGTATCTGTTCGGCAAAGTTGACTGTGACTTTAGCCGCTGGACTCCATGCGAGTGACTGATCAATTTGAGCACTGCTAATCCAATAAGGATGTGCGTAATTAAGGACAAAATCCCATAAATCGTCTTCAGCTTTCTGAAAGTAGCCAATTTGTTTCATCCGGTGTTCTGCTGTGTCCATCTCATCAATCATCTTTGAGATGCCGCTTGCTTGGGTTTCAGTTGTTAGATTTCCAATTGCTCCTGGCCTTATGCCGATTGTCTGAAACCACAAACCAAGTTGAGCTTGAATGAGAGTTAAAGCCTCTGACGAATTCATATCTGGCTTAAGGATACCGATCTCTGATTTACCGTCTTGGCCTGGGTCAACCTTAAATGTCCAGACTGAGTTAGGAGAGTACACCAGTTTTTCAGCGCTTAGATTGATGACGTACTTAATGGGATGTACTGAGAACATCATCCCCGCGTTTAAGTCAGTCAAACAGATCGGGACAAGTAGGCTCATGTTGTACATGTCAGTATCTGGAATCGGAATAATTTCATTGTTTGATTTTGTGACGTAAACGAAAGGAAGTTTCCCATAAGGGTTTATCCCTTCAGGGTTTCCAGCCTCCTCTAATAAATCCCATCTAACAATATCATCCTGCAAAATCAAAAACTCTTGATCCGAATAGAGGTGATAAAGGAATGATTTTTTCATTGTGTCTTTAAGGTCGACGTATGTTTCCTGCACAGTAAGAACATGTGTAACTTTCATAGGGTTCAACCTGTTCTTTGCGAAAACATAGCTCCTATCAGACGGTAAAGGTGTCAGCGTTGGCACACCATCAACAAGACAAATCTTAATCAATGTATTCTTAAACAGGTTAAAATATTCGTTCGCTGTGTTCATCTTAACGTCTGTCGAAAAGTGGTCTTGGTACCAAGCGAGGAGCTCATCGTCTTTGTCTTGTCCACCTGTGACATAACGTGACGGGCCCGGCTGATAAATCCTCGATAGCTTATCAACAACCCGCTTGAGGATGTTGATTGGAGGAATTCTAAACGTCATTTGCTCGTAGGTGTTTTCACCAAACTGGGGTTTTAAAGCCTGAAGAATGTGAGGGAGGATGTTCCCCTCGTTGACCTCATACAGAGCTGTGTTCCTGTGGATATACTCTTGAGATGATTTATTTAGGAACTCCGCAATTAATTCTTTTGATTCTTCGACTAATGACATTTCTAAAGCCTTATTGACCCTTGCGGGGTTATTGTCCGTTGGTCTGTTGCTATCTTAATCCCATAGCCAATTGCCGTCGTGACGTGCTGGTAATGCTTCGAGTCGTCCTCTATGTAAGCGCCTCCAGGCTTGAGCCTAGTAAGCCTTAAGCCTTCGTCGCATGTCTTGGCCTTTTCATAGACAAACAGCCGTCTTTTTCCATTTGCATTTAAGCAATAGGAGTTTACCAAATTGTGTCGCGTCCTAATAGGCGGATTCGATAAGCCAACATACAACTGAAAGTTGATCGCCTTGATTGCCTTGGTGCGGTAGTTCGAAAAGAACGCCGTTATGATGTCATAGTCGCTTCGTATGTTGCGCGTATCCTTTGACCTACCCGCAGCATCACCAGTCAGTACGTACTTCGTTTCGTAGTCGAGGAGTCCACGGTCCGCCATCTCGTCACATGACTGCAGCGTGCGCATACCATGGACGACAATTTCATTGAAAAAATGGAATTCATCATCGATATACTGGAAAAAACAGGCGGAGAGCGGCTTGCCCTCCCCGATGTTAAAGTCCCATGAAACAAAAATCGGATTCCTTGTGTCCACCTGGTACTGATATTTTCTAAAGTTATGCTCTTTTTGATACGCATAATAAAGAACCTCTGAGTTGATTTCAATCCACTTGCCGTAGATCATTCGCTGTGCAAGCTTAGGGTCAAGCTCATTCTTTAGCTGGTTTACATACGATTCGGGGAGGAACGGGTTATCGGTTGTGACTGAGTAAAAAACCTTCCTTGTGGGATAGTCTGACTCGATGAAATATTTGTAGGCCCAGTGACTAGGTGAGTCTGGGTTTGTTGCTGACAAAATAAACTTTTCTTTAATATGTGTAAGCCTACCAACGCGCAATTTGATCTCGTCATAGGCTTGCTTGTCGTCTTCTGTGTTCTCTGTCAGCTCCTCGATGATTGCAGCAGACAGCTCTAGTGAGCGAAACTTTTTGTAGCGCTTATCGGCCCAGGTCTTTGAAATTATTTCAGAGCCATTGCGAAACACAATTTTGCAAGAATTTTGATTGATCCAATAATCTTTGCCCTCCTCAAGTACACCCTCAAGATGCTCCAGGATCTTTTTAAAGATTGTTTCCTTAAGGTCTGGAAGGGAACGACGCCCTATCATAAGCCTAGCATTGCTGTGAACGAGGCAATGAAAAACTGCTAGATGCGCTAGCAGGATTGACTTTGCAGAGCCCACCGCACCACTAAGCATGATCTCACTGGTGCCTTGGTTGTAGTCGTATTTGTTTTTCACGTAGTCAATGACTTGTCGCTGATATGGGATGATATCAGGATTGAACTCTGCAAAGTTCGGTGTGCTAGCAATCATTATAGAGGCTCAAGTTTTCCTGCTGGATTGTAGGCTAAAACAATCGGCCTTGTCGTTTCGATTGCGTGTTCTGTCTTGTCTTTCCATCCGTGTCTGTTCTTCATGTTGAAAATCCAGACAGAGTTATTTAATTGTGGACCGTCCTTTTCATTCCACAATCCCTTGACCCCTTCACGCTCCCAGAACAGCAGGCTGGCAGCCTTTGCAAGCTCTTTGGACTCGGAGAACTCTGGATGAACTTTAGCCCACTCGTAGACGTTATCCCTACTGACTCCGATTGCTGCACCGAAGCATTCGAAGCTTAAGCCACTCTTCATATGTGCAATTAAAGCTTCGCAATATTCTGGCTTGTAGTTTGTCGGCCTTCCAGGACTCTTTTTTTTATCTTCCATCCTCTGCTTTCTCCTTTCTTGCCTCGCTCCGCAAATTCTCAAGATTTCTTCGGAGCTGCACGTTACGCATGACGTTCTTTGTGTGATTCTCGACCATCTTAAACATCTTGTTTTTCATCTCAGCTTTTTTCTGAGCGTTTCGAACAAACAGATTGATGAGGGGAACTGCAAGTTGCAAGACTAAAGAAATGATACCGCTGATCATAAAAGCACCTCGTTATAACCAAATGACGTATGCCTGTGTTCCGATGTTCCATCAGAAAAAAGATAAAGGCATTTGTCCTGGGCTATGATGTAGGTGAAAACCAAATCATCTTTGGTGTCAGGCTTTGGACACTCTTGAGTCGTCAAGGCTCTCACCGTACGTTTAAAGCTTATTTGCTGGATGAGTCCTGCTTTGCTCTGACAAATACTAGCCCCTCTTGCATCCATCGTCAGACCGTTACAGCCAACAACAGCGGGAAGCGTCTCTATATCTTCAAAGTCGATGAGTCCCCAAAGATGAGCGCCCTCATCATCGAACGCCCCCATCTCTAAGAGACAAGATCCAGTATCCTCTAACCCTGGTACGGGTCGGTAATCATACTCGAGCTTCTTCCCAACATCCTTAAACGTCTCTTCTCTGTGGCATGTGGTGAGCTTAACGATGTTGGGTTTGTCTGGTAGCTCGAACTTCAGTTTATATAGCGCTCTCTTTGGGGCTACAAACACGCCCTTTGCTCTGACGTTATCCACAACCATCTCAACTTCTTTTCGATAGATCTCATCAAAGGAATAGTCGTTATTCCCAGAGCTGCAAGAAGCTGTGAAAGCTAAAGCTAAAAGGACTTTTAAAGCTTTCGATTGCGTTATAGGAATGCTACTATTCATCTTTAAGGCCTTGGCTGTGATTAAAAATTACTCAGCTATTGTGCCATGTTAATTTCTTTTTGTCATTTTAGGAGATTTTTGTGTTTAAAAAAACGGTGGCTCTGCGTGAAAAGGTCAAACTTAAAATTGCATTAACCGGTCCTGCTGGGTCAGGAAAAACGTTTTCCGCTCTTAAGTTGGCGTATGGAATTACCGGCGACTGGAAAAAGATCACTGTTGCCGATACTGAAAATCGTTCTGCTCTGTACTATGCTGGTGAGAGGACGGGTGAGTGGAATCATATCGATTTTCCACCTACAATTCGTGGCGGGTATCACCCACAAAATTGGATATCCTTAATATCATCTGTCGAGCAGGACTCTGAAGCGGAAGTCTTGATCCTTGATAGCATCTCACATGAGTGGGACGCAAAAGGCGGCGCTCTTGACCTTAACGCATCCTTGGGCGGTCGGTTCACTGACTGGGCCAAGGTCACTCCACTCCACAACGCTTTCATCGACAAGATGCGGACTTCTAGACTCCATATCATCGCGACGATGCGCTCGAAGTCTGACTTTGTGATCGAGCAGAACGAAAAAGGAAAATCCCAACCACGAAAGATTGGCTTAAAGAGTGTCCAAAAAGACGGCGTTGATTACGAGTTTGGCGTGATTTTCGATATTGACATCAAGCACATGGCAGAGTCATCGAAGGACAGGACAGGTCTTTTTGCTGACAGGATGCCCTTTTTGATGACCGAAGAGACCGGCCAAGAATTAGTAGCCTGGTCTAAAGACGGAGCAGAGCGCGCTACGGAATTGGGTGATGAGGAGTATTTTAAATCAGTTGTTGCACATGCAACGAACATCGGAATTGATTTAAATATTTTTCTTTACACCTTTAAAGAAATAACAGGTCGTGACTTGTCATCTGTGACAAGAGCCGACGCACAGCAAATCGGCACAATCGTAGATTTAATCAACCAAAGGAAAACACTATGAATGACCACGCACCAAGAGTTAAATTAGGCGGCCTATGGGCCAAGCACATGAAAAACGGACAGGTTTTTTTCTCGGGAGACTTTGGCGCTTATGGTCAAATAACTATTTGGCCGAATCAAAAGCGGCCCGATAAGAATGACCCAGACTTCAACATGTACATTTCTGAGAAGCCAAAGAAGGCTATTCCACCGGCCTTTGATATCAACTCGTATCTAAATCCCTCTTCCCCCTCTCAAGAGATGCCCCCGTACCCTCCTATGAATCCTCGCTCTTCTCAGCAACCGATGGCGATGAGGCCGCCGGCATATGATGATGGGCCTGCAGCATCGTTTGACTTGCCTTTCTAAGGGCCAGAGCCTCAGATGACTTCTGTGTAATTTGTACGTCTGAAACTTGGGCCGTTCATAAAAAAGAACTGACAATATTCTGCGAGTCGATCTGTGAATCTTTCTCCATAGATTTTTTTAATACTCTCATGGGTTAAGTTTGTTGTGAACCACGTGATTTTGTCAGTCCGCCCCCTCTCATCTAGCAATGACACAAGTTTTTCGATGCTCCATTCTGTCGCTTTCTCTGCACCTAAATCATCTAGGATTAAAAGTTCAGGCCGCAAATAAATTGCGATCTCATCCTCAACAGACCAATTGTCTTTGTCCATTGCAGCCTTGATTGCATCGAACATTTTCGCTATAGAGACGAACAGACATCGAAAATCTTTTCCAGCTAATTTGTTGATCGTTGCTTTGCACAGGGTTGATTTGCCAGTTCCCACTTGCCCAAGTAGAACTAAACCTTTTTGCATTTCTGGTTTCCATGAGCCTATTCTTGTGATCCATTGTTTATTAAAATCATTAACTATTAAGCTGGAGAAGGTAATCGCTCGATCCTTCTCGCTATCAAAAGACGTGAGCGCTCTTTGATACGCTCTATCCATTTTTTCCGTATGCTCTTTAAAAATTGCTTTAAAATAGTCAGAGTCTTCGCCAATCTTTACAACAAGGTCGGGTTCGGTCGATGATATGACCTCATATATCCCACGGCCTTTTGCCAAGCCTGTCGGCCTCAGCGTATTTTGCCCACTCTTGATCAGTAGATGATTTTGTGATTTTAACTGGTCCTGCTGCATTCTTATTCCTTCGAGCTACATAATTGTTGATCCATGTTCGAAACGAACTTTTCATTGCCTTTGGCAGTTGTGCTTTCGTGAGCCACACCTCATTGTGATATTCTTGCCATTCATTGGAAAGCGCAATCATCTCTGACGCGCTGACGCTTAATTCTTGCATGATCCTTTTTTGCCACTCTCTTTGCGCCTCCCTATCAAACGTTTTTTTAAAAGTTTTTAGCATGTGAAGGTTTGCAAAAACTTTTGCAAATTCGTCTGTATCATCCCAAGTCGTTAAACGCTCTTTTAAGGGTTTTGATTGTGCCTTGGCTGTCTTGGTATTCCGCTTGGGTTTAACCGTCTCAGAATTTGTGCTAGGCCAGTTCTGTTGGCTGTCTTCTTCCATTGGACCCTCGAATGTTGAAAATTCAGAAGCGATAACACACGATGCTGTTTTTGATTTCTTAGAAAGACTTTCAGATAGACTTAAAGGAGATGAAGATAGGTCGATTTTCGATCGTTCGATCGTTCGATTTTCGATCGTTGGATAGGTCGATTTTCGACTTATGCATAATTGTTGGGTTTTTTCTGAACTCACAGAGTAGTATTTTGTCTGATCCCATGCCTTTGACCTTACTCTTAGTGACTGGATTAGGCCCTTCGATTCTAATCTCAACATCAATCGACTAACTGTTCCGATATTCGAGCAGATGACTTTTGCAAATGCCTCGCGTGTGTCTTTCATCCACCAAGCTCCTCCTTTAAAATAATCTGACGCATACCTTTCTGGGTTTTCGCTGTGCGTTCTTGCTGACCACTCGATCCGATCGAGGATCGCTTTCTCTTTAAGGCTTAACTTCACCTCAGCTTCTTTAATTTCTTGAATGCCCCTGCCTCCGTGCCAGTATTGCAATAGCATTAACATACCCCTCAATCCCTCGAAGCCATGCCCAGCTTGCTTTTCAAGCTTGGCGAGTTTATAGTAAAACTGATTCCGAAATAGTAACACAGAGGGCTGTACTATGCTTACCATCCCAGGAAAATATATTGCTTGGTCTTTCACGGTCGCAGGCGAGATTTGCATGAATGCGATCAACCACACTCCAGAGAATGAGATTGAAAACCTCGACAAAATGACGATTCAAGTTATCGAGAGGATGGGTGGGTGGAAAGCTCTGTCGTCACTGACATCCGATTCAATATACGGATTATTTCATGAGATGAGGGAGTGTTACCTAAGTCAAGTCCATGTGTACCTTGAGCTTGAGACCGCGTGAGCAGAGTTTGCTTGTCAAGCGTGCGGGCACAGAGACAATGCAGACCACAACGCTGCGTTGGTACTTAAAAAACGAGCAATCAACTTGTTAAAACACTCCGGAACGGAGTTGTCGACCAAAGGCGTTTTGTCTTTGGCCGATACAGGACGTGGAGTTCAAAGTAAGACTTCCAAGCCAAAAGCAAAGAAGCAGGAACTACGAAGCGTCAAAAATGATGGGAGAGGCCGTGTGCCGATCCCAGAAGCTACGGCCCTTTAGGGCCGAGTAGTTCACTCTCTAGGCCGTTTCGACTTTCTTAGTTCAGTATCCTAAGTCAAGTCCATGTGCACAAAGCATTCGAGGAATAAGGCAATAGAATCGATTAGTTAAGAGTTCGCAAGAAAGAACCCTCAAGTTTTGCGGAAAAATTCCGATGAGTTGTTTATAGGGCACGAGAGATAACTACGAGGGAGGACATCAAAATGAGCAAGAAACAAATTTACACTGGCGCGGACTTGATCGAAAGGATCGCAGCGGAAATTCACAGTCATGGCTTTTGCGAAGTAAGACCAGGGGTTTTTTTGGCGTCACAAGAAAATGTCATTTCTGATCAAAAAGGCTGGGAGGGTGACGCTTTAAAAAACTTCGATTTTAAAAAAGCTGATTTTTGGCTGACTACTGA